TATGTGGCGCAGACCTATAACGCATGGGTCACTGCCCCGGATGGTCTCACCCTGTTGCCGAACGTAATTGTGGGGGACAACGTACACCCCGCGCCGATTGGCGCGCACTACCTTGGCGGTGCGCTGTGGGCGACAGTGTCAGCACTGGTGCCAGAGTTCGACATCTTCGCGGAGCCCGGCGTTCTGTTCGGCGGCGAATATAGCGGCACGGGCGGAACGAAGACTGCTGGCACTGTCACCGCGACGGGCAACGTGTCGGATGGTTACTCGGTGCAGGTGACAGCCGCGAGCGGGACCGTCGCTTGCTCGCTGGTGTCATCTGGTGGCCATCTCTGGCAGCAGTTCGATGTAACCGATCTAGCTAATGGCGCTAGCGATTGCCTGATTACACTGCTTAGTAACGCCAATCAGATCGGGTTGGTCACGCCGGGCACTGACTACATCGACGCGACCCAAATGTTTGAAGTTGATGCCGGGGCGACGAATCTTGGTGAGATTTCCTTCGGCGCCCGCCGCCAATCTGGCACTAGCTACTTCTTTACTGGCACATCCATCACGGCCAAAGACAGCGCGTGGCAGGGCGCCAGCACAGCGTTTTTCATGCCGACCACAGCATTCAGCGGCCTACTGCGCCAAGCGCACGGCAAAGTCGATGTGTCGGGGACGCTGCTGGGGTTCCGTAGCGAAATCCGCGTGCCGCAAAGCCTGACAGGTTCGTTCACGGTGCGTTTTGCGCTGCCGCAGTTCCGCAAGTACACGGGCCTGATGATCGACTGACCCCCCACGCCCCAACATCATGTGTGGGGGTGCACCACGAGATCGCCGTGTCGGAAGTAATGTGGCGAAGCCACCCCGGGCCCATACCCCGGTCTCCGGCGCGGCGGTGTAAGTCCGGGATACCGTATGGACCCGGCGCTACCGGAGGGGCGGCAGTGAAGCGAGGAAGAAAGCCGAAGGGCAGCAATCCGTTAGCCAAGCTGCCGTCCGCCTTCAACCCGGCTTACGGCTGCCGGGCCAAGACCGGCGAGATCGCGAATGACGGATCATGCATGCGCTGCCAGGCCGACCAGGGCGTAGCGTGCCGCGAGCCCAAAGCGGCGCAGGGTTAACCCCACGCCCGGGTTTGGGGGGGGCATCCAGTTTGAAGCGGGTCGGCCGCGACGCGCGCGGACAGACCTAGTGAGACGGTAATACCGGCGACAGTGCTGTGTCCGAAATGGCGGAAGCTGCGGACGTTGAGGGTGGGTCGACACATCCCGCACGTAAAAATCAGGTGCCGGAGACGGGGTGATCCCCACCCGCTTCAGAGCAATAACCAGGCTCGCTGCGGCGGGCCTTTTTCATGGAGACTGCCAAATGACGAATGCGCAGATGGTGAAGTGCTTCAACGAATGGATGAGGCGTTTCATCGAGGAGCCGGACCGGTTCGCTCGCGAGTTCGAGACGGTCAACCAGTTCCTGGCCGACGAGAGCGAGGGGCGTGAGCCTACCTATGGCGAGACGAGTGCCGCCTATATGCAGCAGCTCGCTACCGAGTGCCCGGCGGAGTAACCGGGCGATAGGGGGCGACCCGCTGCAAATTTGCAGCGGGCCATAACTGTCAGATGTCCACGTCGAAGCTGATGCCGTTGAAGCGGTTGGCGACCAGGCGCTCGGCGTTGGGGACGTGGACATAGATGCCGATGAAGATGTCGACGCTCTTCCAGCCGCCAGCCTCCATCGCTTCCTTGATGTCGGCGCCCATTGCCATGGCATTGGTGGCGAAGGCGTGCCGGCCGCAGACGTGCGGTGACTTGTAGGCGATCTCGGCGCGACGGCAGACCGCGACGATGCGCTCGTTGACCGACCAGCGTGAGCGGAACCGGAACACCCGATCCTCGGGCTGGTGGCCCACTGCGAGATCGATCAGGCGCTTTGCCAGTGCATCGGTGAGGCCGCGCTTCGAGTTGGTCGAGGTCTTGGTCTTCAGCAGCACAACGCGGCGGGCCATGAGGTCCACCTCGGACCAGCGGAGATTGATGGCCTCGCTGACGCGGGCGCCGGTCAGGCTCATGAACATGACCAGGGCGGCGAGGTGGGGCAGCCCGTCCCGGTCGCACTGGCGCACGAAGATCTGAAGCCACGGGATGGATGCCGGCTGCTTCCGCTGCGGCGGTTCCTGGCGGAAGTTCGACAGGCGCATCAGCGGGCACCAGCCGCGCTCGTAGCCGTGGATCATCACTGCGCGGGTCGGGGCGATGGCCTGGCGGTTGCGGGTTGAGTTCTTCTGGGTGGGGAAGAGCTGCAGCGCCATCTGCTTGATGTCAAACGGGGTGATGTCCTGCAGCAGGGTTTCGCCGAAGTGCTCGATGATGGGCGGCAGGAAGCGAGCCTGTCCGCCATGCTCGATATAGCTTTCAGCGGCGGTGTTGAAGAAAACTGGCACGTTGCGGGCGTGCGGAATCAATGCTCCAAAGTGAGCAGCCATGACGCGATCTCCTGGATCGAGTTGCGGTTAGGGCGCGTCGTGGTGGTGAGACACCTCGGCGCGCCTGCCTTTTGTAGGACCGGAAGCGGTCACCTTGAAGGGCCAAGTGGCCACAGCCTTAACGGCAAATCCCAACATCGCAGGAGACTTGAATGGCTGACATTTCGATCACGGCGGCGAACGTGAAGCCGCGCGACAACACCGTCATCAAGCACGGCACTTCGGGCGGCACGCTGGTGGCATCCAGCATCCTCTACAAGGAGGCGGCCACGAAGACGATGAAGCTGGCTGACAATGACAGCGTCACGGCCGAGGTGCGCGCCATCGGCGGCGTGGCCCTGCATGCCTCGCTCGCCGATCAGCCGATCGCGTACGCCACAGGGGGCGACATTGACGTGGGCGCCGTGCTCACGGCGGGCGTCGACTACTACCTGAGCGGCACGCCCGGGGCGATCTGCCCGCGTGCGGATGTCACGACGGGCGACGACCCGATCCGCGTCGGCGTCGCCAAGACGACCTCGATCCTCACCCTGCAGTTTGCGGACCCCGGCGTCACGCTCTGATGCCCTGGGTACGGTTCACCGCCGGCTTCGACTTCAAGCCGAGGCGGGCGGTGACGGTCGCGTATCAGGCAGGGCAGGTGAAGCTGGTCACCAGCCCATGCGCCCGCGCCGCAATCGCGGCAGGGAAGGCCGAACCAGCCACAAAGCCTGAGGGAACCAAGCAATGACGATCCGCGGAGCCGGCGACTTGCGTGACAGGGTACACCTGCAGCGCCGGGCGCTCGGCAATGACGGCTTTGCGGACAGCATGCCGTCGGGGCAGTTCGAGACCGTGGTCACCGTTTGGGCTCATCTGTTGCCGTTGCGAGGCAGCGAGAGCGTCCAGGCCAGCCGACTGCAGGGGCGGCAACCATTCGTGTTGACGATCCGTCAGTCGAGTGCCGTGCGCGAACTGACCACAGCCTGGCGGGTGGTTGACGCGCGGAATCCGAGCCGCGTCTTTGCGATCAACGCGCCGCCGACCGACCCGGATGGCAAGCGCGCCTTGTTCGAGATCCTGATTACCGAGGGAGCGCCGAGCTGATGGCGAAGATGAAGGGCATCGAGGCACTGCAGGCCAAGCTGAAGGCCCTGCCAAAGGCCGCTCGGTCGGAGATTCGGCAAGCGCTTGCCGAAGGTGCCGATGCGACCGTGGAGACGATGAAGCAACTGGCGCCGGTCAGCCCGGCGGGGACGCACGGTTTTGCGCCGGGCCACCTCAAGGCGTCTATCACCGCGACATTCGGTGACGGCAGCGTGCCGAAGTATGCCGCTTTCCGGGCTCGCAAGGGCCGCCGCATCATCAGGGCCAACGATCCCGACCTTTCGGTAACGATCACTGCCGGCGATGAGGACGTGCGTTATGCACACCTCGTGGAGTTCGGCACGCGACCGCACGTCAACGGCGGCAAGTTCGCCGGAACGCAGCATCCCGGCACCAAGGCGCAGCCGTTCTTCTACCCCGGCTGGCGGGCGAACAAGAAGCGGGTGAAGGCACGGCTGGCTCGTGCGATCTCCCGCTCGGCGAAGCAGGCTGTCGGCCGTGGCTGACGATCTCGCGCCGGACCATGATCTGCTGCGGGCCGTTCGCGCGGCGCTGATGGCGGACAGCAAGATTGCTGCGCTTGTCGGCTCCAGGGTCTACGACCGGGTACCAGAGAGGCAGGACGGCGGCGCCGATGTGGCGACGCCGTATATCAGCTTCGGGCCCAGCGACGAGCTGCCAGCCGATACGGACTGCATCGACGGCGTCGAGATCACCTTCCAGGTCGATGTATGGTCTTCTGGCGACGACGAGGCTTACAGCTCCGCCGAGTGCCGGACGATATCGGAGCGGGTGCGGCGGGTGCTGCACGATGCCGAACTCACCCTCGAAACCAATGCGCTTGCCAGCCTTACCCTCGCGTTGAAGAGGATCCTGCGTGATCCCGACGGCGCGGGGCACCACGGCGTCGTCCAGTTCACGGCCGTCGTCGAAACGCCCTGACTTTCATCATCCCAACAGGAGACTGATATGGCCCAGCCCAGCACCATCAAGGGCGGCAAGGTCCGCCTGCTGCTCGATCTCGACGGCACCGGCACCTATACCGCGCCCTGCGGCCTCAACTCGCGCAGCGTGACTTTCGGCAAGGGTTTCGAAACGACCCAGCTCAGCGACTGCGACGAGCCCGACGAACTGCCGTGGGATGCCAACGACGCCACCTCGCGCAACATCAGCGTGTCGGGCGAAGGCGTGTTCGCCATTGAGGCGAAAGACACCTGGCTCGCAGCTTGGGAGAGTGTCGACTCGGTGGCGGCCAAGCTCGAAATCGAGTGGCCCAGCAGCACCGACACCTTCACCGGCAACATGCAGATCGGTCCGCTCGAGGTGGGCGCTACCAACGGCCGGCGTGTCACGCTGACCATCAACGCGGTCAGCGACGGCGAGATGGTCCGGACCACGTCCTGATGGCCCGCGATGCATCCATAGATATCGACTGGGCGGACGGGCATTACACCTTCCGCCTGCGCTGGGGTGAGCTCATCCTCCTGCAGGAAAAGTGCGATGCCGGCCCGCAAGTGGTGCTGTCGCGGCTGCAGAGCGGCGCCTGGCTGATGCGCGACATCAGCGAGCCAGTGCGGCTCGGCTTGATCGGTGGCGGCGCCACTCCAGAAGCTGCGCTCAAGCTTGTTCGCGACTACGTGGAGGCGCGGCCTCCGGTCGAGAATG